GTGGCCAACAGCACGACAACACTGGCACCCGTCACCGGCCTCAATTTCAGCGCTGCCGCGAACACGACTTATCTTGTCGAATTGGTCGGCGCGTTCCAGTCAGCAGCGAGCACCACCGGCATGGCGCTTGCGCTCGATATTCCGTCGGGGGCGGTCGCGGGCCAATTGATCCACAATGTCTCGGCAACCGGGCTGGGCGGGACCGAACAGAGTGCCGACAATGCGACAACCGGCGCCACCACTGGCGTTCGTGCGGCAGCCAGCAATGTAACGATTACCGCCCGCTGGATAGTCGCCATCGGTTCGACCGGCGGCACTGTGCAGCTGCAATTCCGCAGCGAGGTCGCGGCCTCGGCCGTGACGATGAAGGCTGCGCTGACCGCCATGGGGCGGCGGACAATCTAAACTTCCTCATCGCAAGTCGACGGGAAGGACAACCTAAGGAAAGCCAAATGCTGACGACCCATCCGGTCGCGCTCACCGTTGACGCGGTGGATGCGGCAAAGACCTATTTGCGCCACGAAACCGACGAGGAGGATGCAAGCATTCTCGCGCTGGTTACGGCGGCTTTGGTCCATGCCGAGGGCTATCTCGGCCAGTTGCTGCTCGAGCGCAATGTGGTTGAGCGTTTGCCGGTAACAACCGCCTGGCAAAGGCTTGGCGCAACGCCGGTGCGTTCGGTCGCGAGCGTGACGGGTATCCCGGCGGAGGGTGCAACCTTTCTGCTTTCGCCCGATAGTTACGCACTCGATATCAACCGGCATCACGATGGCTGGATCCGCATCCCCTATCCAGGCGCCGCTGGTCGCGTGGATATAGCCTATCGTGCCGGGCTGGTCCCTGGCTGGCCCGATTTGCCCGAGGCGATCAGCCTCGCGGTTCTGCGGATCGCAGCGCATCTCCATGCGCACCGTGATGCCCCCGACGATGCCGGGCCGCCTCCTGCGATAAGGTCGCTGCTGCGGCCATGGCGGCGGATGCGGCTCTCCTGATTGCGAGGAAAAGACAATGACCGAATTTGCGGGCACGCTACGGGAGCGTGTCACCATCGAACGGCGCCTCGGGAACCGCGATGCGCTGGGCGGGGCGAGCGGGGCTTATGCTTATGACGGCGCGGCCTGGGTTGCGGTATCACCGCTGATCCCGGCTGATTTGGCTGCCGCAGGCAGCCTGTCCGCCATGCCCCGCTGGCAGGTGACGATGCGCAAGCGCGAGGGGATCGACCTGAAGACCCGTCTGGTCTGGCGTGGGCGCTTCCTCGGCGTGCGGGGCGTGGTCAGTGATCCGCGCAATCCGGCCCAAATGGTTTTGACCTGTGAGGAGAAACGCTAGATGTTTGAGAGGTTACAGGCCGCCGCGAGTAAGCGCGCCGATCGGTTGCTGATGCGCGTGATCGCCCGGCTGGCGGCGCGGCCCGTGCCGCCGGGGGTGGAGATAAAGGCACTGCCCGATGGCGTCGAACTTTCGGGCACACAGTTGAAAGTGCGGATGATCGATGACCCTGAATTGAGGAATTTCGGGCGATGAGCGATGCTGTGGAAATAGTGCAGGCGGCGCTGGTCGCGGCGGTAGAGGCGCATCCGGTGCTGGCCGAGGAACTGACCGGAGTGTTTGACGGCCCACCGCCGCGCGCGGCCTTTCCTTATGTTTCAATCGGCGATGGCCTGTCCAGCGACTGGAGCACGAAGACCGCGAATGGCCGGGAAATCCGCATTGGCCTGACTATTTGGGATGATGGCGAAAGCGCGACAAGGCTGCACCAGCTGACGGGCCATGTCGAAGACGCGGTGGCGGCGCTGCCGCGCGACCTGCCCGGCTGGCGGATCGCGAGCTGCGTGTTCCTGCGATCGTTCGTAACGCGCAATCCGGCGGGGTCCTGGGCGGGAGTTGTCGATTATAGGGTAAGGATGCTGGCGGTTTGACCCATTCCTTCGCTCACGCAAGCGACACGGGGGTTTTCAGGCCATCGGATAATCGCCCTTACGCCTGCGTTTCTTGCGCGGCTCTTCGCGACACTCGGGCAGGGCTTGTGCCGGATCGCGGTTTTGTGGGGTTGAGCCGGGCAGCTGGCCTTCTGGATTGGCAGGTTTTTCGCGGGGCTCAGTAACGCTGCCGCCGATAGCAATCACCTGTGTCGTAGCCGCCTCAGACCAGCCGAAAGGCGGGATCAGCGGAACGTCATGAGCGACCTCAAAAGCAACTCGCACCTGCCCGACCGCGCAGGCGGTGGGCGCGTCACTTTGCTGCGCGGGCGACGGTGCAGCAATTGCCGCCGAAGCGGCCAGAAATACCATCAACATGGCGACTTCCTCTCCCCAGATCGAGTCGTCCTCAAACCGGAGACAGTAATTATGCCTGCAGAAAAGGGAAGTGCCTTCTTGCTGAAAGTTGGCGATGGCGCAGAGCCGCCCGTCTATGCAACCATTGCCGGGTTGCGCACAACGCAACTCAGCATAAACGGCGACGCCGTGGTGATTACCAACAAGGGGTCGGGTGCCTGGCGCGAGCTGTTGTCCGGTGCAGGGGTGCGATCGGTTTCGGTATCGGGTGCAGGGGTGTTCACCGGCTCTACGGCGGAAACGCGGATCAAGAATAATGCTCTGTCTGGCGCGCTCGACGATTATGAGTTGAGTTTCGAAAGCGGTGAGCGGATGCGCGGCAAATTCCTCGTCGCGCGGCTCGATTATGCTGGCGATTTCAACGGTGAACGTAGTTACACACTGGCGCTTGAAAGCAGTGGCCAGGTGGTGACGTTGTGAGCCGCGTCGCAAATGAGGCACGCGGTGAGGCGAAGCTCTGCATTGAAAATGCCGCAATCATGCTGCGCCCGACTTTTGCAGCATTGGCTGCCGCAGAGGAGGAACTGGGGCCGCTATTTGCGCTGGTCGAGCGCGCAGCAGCTGGGCAGTTGAAACTGGCCGAAATGGCTGCCTTGTTCTGGCACTGCCGGTTCGATGCGCCTGCCGATCTGACGCGAGAGGCGTTTTCGGAAAGCGTTGCGACAGGCGGTCTGGCGGCAGCGACACCTGCGCTGAAAATCTTACTGGGGCAGATATTGGGTGGGCGGTGACCTTCGCTGATACCGCCGCCCAGCTTGCCGGCCAGACCGCCCTGCTGCTCGGCTGGCGGCCTGACGATTTCTGGAATGCGACGCCTGCTGAACTGGCAGCGATCCTAGCGGCCATGGTTCCGCAGACAGAGGCGGTCGACGAAGCACTGCTTGCCAAACTGATGAAAGAGTTTCCGGATGGATGAAGAAATCGAACGGCTGGTCGTCTCGGTCCGCGCCGATACCCAGGGCTTTGCCCGCGATGTGGGGGCGATGCGGGCCGAACTTGATGGCCCCTTTGCCGCTGGCCTTGAACGGGCGGGCAGGTTGCTGGAGGGCAGCTTGGTCCGTGCGCTGCAGACCGGCAAATTCGGCTTTGAAGATTTGCGCCGCATTGCGCTTTCGGTGCTGTCCGAAATTGCAAGCGCGGCGATCCGCACCGGGCTCGACAGCATCTTCAGCAGCGGCGGCGGGCAGGGCGGCCATGGCGGGCTCTTAACTTCGCTGACTTCGATCTTCTCAAGCTTCCTGGGCGCGCCGGGGCGGGCGACAGGCGGGCCGGTTTCGCCCGGCCGCGCCTATCGCGTGGGCGAGCGCGGCCCGGAACTTTTCGTGCCAACCAGCAGCGGGCGCATTGAGGCCTCCGGCGGTGGCGCTTCAGCCCCGCAGATCAACCTCACTATCCGCGTTTCTGACAATGGCCGGATGAGCGCGCCACAATCGCTCCAACGATCCAGCCGCCAAGTGGCGCGGGCGGTGCGTGATGCACTGGCGAGGGCGGAGGATTGAGCGATGGCCTACTGGCTTTGCGAAAAGCGGCGCGGGCAGGAAAACACGCCCGTAATGCGCTTCGACCCGCGTTTCTGGACGCTCAACTTCCCGCGTCCGATGATGGCGTCGGTGGTGACGACCGGTCCGGAATCGTTGCGTGTCGACGCCGTGTTCTATCGCAGCGACGATCTTGCCGGGTTGATCTGGGAGAGCGAGGACAAGTGGGACCACCCGCTGCTCGCTTATGAAACCAACCGCGATTACCGGCGGCTGACCCTTTCCTTTCGCTGGCGTTCGTCTGGGATATTGCCGCTCGATGCGATCAACGGGCCAACGCTGACGATCGAGGGACGCGATGCCGTCGGCCAGCCGAAAAGCTGGTATGTCAGGCTGTGGAACTACGCCTCTGGAACGTCCGAAGACGCGCAGATAAGCATCCCGTTCAGCGCGCTTGAGGGCGGCTTTCTGCTTCCTGCCGAGGCCGATCCGGTCTTTGCCGGCGATATCGACCGGATGTTCATTTCGCTGGTGCCGCCGGGCTATTCAGAGGTTGGGGTTGACCTTCCGGCAGGCGTTGAGGGCTGGGTGGAACTCTCACAAATGCGCTGCGACGGGGCCGGGGTGATGCTCGATACCGGCGATGTGATGTTGCCCGAACATGACCTCAAAATGGCAACCGGCTATGACGATGCCTATAACCAAACCCCCGAACGATTGCTGCGCCAGATTGAGGCCTTGGGCTATCGCGGGACGATCAATCATTATGTCGGGATGAGCCATTATTTCCGGCTCGATGCGGTTTCAGGCGGGCATTATGTCAGCCTTGCAGGTGGCGCGCTCAACACGCCGTGCCGGGCCTGGCACCTCGATTTTGCCAATCGGGCGAAGGCGCGGGGATTTGAGCTGATTTTTTCGCTGAGCTATGAACTGTTTGACGCGCATTGCTGGAATGACTGGAAACAGCGCGCGGAAAATGGCGACCCGGCACTGACCGGCTGGGTACCGCCTTCGACGCTGCTCTCGCCTGCCCATTCGGGCGCGATGGCCTATTTGCAGGCGATCGGTCGCGCCTTTGCCTACATCCAGAAACTCGCCGGGTTGCCGGTGCTGTTTCAGGTGGGGGAGCCGTGGTGGTGGATCATGCCCGACGGGCGGATTTGCCTTTATGATGCAGCTGCGACGGCGGCTTTTGGCCCGCTATCGGTGCCGATCGCCGACATCAAGGGGCCGAAGACCGCAGCGCAGAACGCTATGTTGGATCGCGCGGGCGAACTGCTCGCGGCCTTTGAGGACGAGGCGGGTACCGCCGTCTTCAAAAGCCATATACTCGTCTATTTGCCCACCGTGCTCGACCCGCTCGCACCAGAGGCAAAACGTGCCAATGTGCCGGTTGGCTGGGCTTCACCTGCCTTTGATGTGTTGCAGCTGGAGGATTATGACTGGGTCACCACCGGCAATCATGGCGCGACCGTGAAGGGCATCGCCGAGGCGACCGTGCGGTTGGGCTATCCAATTGCTAAACAACATTATTTCTCCGGCTTCGTGCTGCGTCCCGAAGAGCGCGCGCAATGGCGCGAGATCGAAGTTGCCGCTGCCGCGTCGGCCAGACGAGGCAGCGCTCAGACCTATGTCTGGGCGCTGCCGCAGGTCGCGCGCGACGGCTACACCCATTTCCAGATTGGCGATGAAAGCGAGGATGATGTGCGTGCGTTTGACGATGTGCTTTTCCCGACTGAAATTGGCCGCGAGGCAGAGGCGATCACCGAATTTTCAACGCAGGTTGTCACCTCGCTGTCGGGGCACGAAAGGCGCAACAGCGACTGGGCTGACGCGCGCATGTCTTACGATGTCGCGCCGGGCGTGCGATCGGAAGAGGAGCTGGCCGAGCTTACCCGTTTTTTTCGGGCGCGGCGCGGCAGCGCGATCGGCTTTCGTTTTGCCGATCCGTTTGAGGATAGCTCGAACGCGATGCTTGGCCCGCCGACCATGACCGATCAGATCATCGGCGTCGGTGATGGCGTGCGCACTCTTTTCCCGCTCATCAAAAATTATGGTCAGGGCGTCGATCTGCAACTGCGCCCGATCACCCGGCCACGGCCAGGCACAATGCTGGTCGCTGTGAACGGCGTTGCCACCACCGACTGGACGTTGGGCGACAAGGGAACGATCCTTTTCAATGACGCACCCGCAGCAGGCACGCAAATCACCGCAGGCTATCGGTTTGATGTTCCGGTCCGTTTCGCCGACGACCGGTTGGAGCTGAACCGCGCAACCTTTGGCGCAGGCGCAATGCCGTCGGTTATGCTTATCGAAGTGAAGGAAGTCTGATGGCAGACGCATGGCTGGAAGGCCCCGTTACGACATCAGCCTTTGGCTGGCGGCTTGAACGGAGCGACGGCGTGACATTGGGCTTCACCTCGCATGATCGCGATGTTGAGAGCGGGGGGCTTACCTACAAGGCGAGCCCCGGCCTGGTACCGACATCGGTGGTCGAAACATCGGGCCTCGATGCAGGCGGCCTCGACGTGAAAGGCGCGTTGACCGCAGATGCGCTGCGCGCAGAGGATTTGCGCGTTGGAAAATGGGATGGTGCGGAACTCGACATATTCCTGTTCGACTGGAGCGACCCCGATGGCGGCACCAGACCACTGGCGAGCGGCGCATTAGGCTCGATCGAATTTACCGCAAACGGTTTTTCTGCCGATGTCGAAGGACCGGCGGCGCGGTTGTCGATGCCGGTTGCGCCATATACTTCACCAACCTGCAGAGCCCGGTTTTGTGGCGCGCAGTGCGGCCTCAATGCCGAACGTTTTCGCCGCCGTGCGATAGCAACCGCCATTGACGGTGTAACGGTTTCGATCAGCGGCGTGCCAGCGAACGATCTGGCGCTGTTCGAACAGGGCGAGTTGCGCTGGTTAAGCGGGAAAAATTGCGGGCTGCGGCACATGATCGTTGGAGTTGCGGCCGGAGCGTTGCTGCTTGATCGCCCTCCGGCCTTCGCCATTACTGCCGATACGTCTGTCGATCTGCTGCAAGGTTGCGACAAACTGCTCGCGAGTTGCGCAAACCGATTTGATAATGTCATCAATTTTCGGGGTGAGCCGCATCTGCCCGGCAACGACCTGCTGACGCGTTTCCCCGGCGGATGAACGCGCTGGACAAGGCGCGAGCCGAAATTGCCACGCGCGCGCTCGAACAGATCGGAACGCCTTTCCGGCTATTCGGGCGAACTGAAGGAAGGGCGCTCGACTGTGTGGGCCTAGCGCTGACTGCACTCGGCCCACATGCTCCCTTGGGTGCAGACAGGATCGGATACAGCCTTCGCGGCGATCAGCTGCAAAAGGCGCGCAGCTGCTTCTTTGGTAGCGATTTTTCCGAAGTTGCTGCGGAAGTCCCCGTGCAGATCGGGGACATTGCGCTGACTTTGCCTGGGCCGAGGCAGCTTCATTTCATGATCCGCGCGCCCGGCGGCTGGGTTCATTCCGATGCCGGGCTGGGGCGGAT